CCTCAGGCGGCAGTATCTCCGTGTCTGGTAGTCCTGTCACCGGCAGCGGCAGCATCACGGTCGGGGTTTCAGACGGCGACAAGGGCGATATTACCGTATCTGGTTCAGGAGCTACTTGGGCGATTGACAACGGCGTCGTGACGCAAGCCAAACTTGATTCAGCGATAGGCACGTCTGCTAGTCAAGGTGAAATGGAAGCAGGAACTGAATCAGCTTTGCGACTGATGTCGCCCTTAAGAGTTGCGCAGGCAATAGCTGCACTAACCCCAACACCAACAGTTGCAGGAGTTTTACTAGGGTTTCAGGTTTTTACAGCGGACGGTACATACACCAAAGGCACAAACAACCCTTCTTTTGTAATTGTTGAGCTTGTTGGAGGCGGGGGTGGAGATTCAGGTAGCGGGGGCACAACATCTTTTGGTAGCCATTGTTCTGGTACAGGGGGAAACACTAACGGAACTTCAGGTTCGGGGTCTGGTGGAGATATAAACGGTAAGCAAGTAAATGGCAGTCGAAATTCTATATATAACAGTACTGGCGTGGGGTTTAGCTTGACGGCAGTCGGAGCGCCTTCGCTTCTGCATGGATATGGGAAAGGCGGTAACGACACAATCACGGTTAATAATGGCTCCTCTGGAACCGCAATAGGCCCAGGATGCGGCGGGTATTCTTTAAAGAAAATCGCAAACGCCAGTTTAGGGAGTTCTGAAACAGTCACTATCGGCGCTGCGGGGTCTGGTGGTGGGGACGCTACGGCAGGATTAGTCATTGTCTGGGAGTACGCATAATGAAAAAAGCACTGATTTCTCCGTCTGAGAACAACCGTATAGCACAGATTGCCGATGCAGATTTCCCGATAGCGCCTCCGTTGTTTTGGGCGGACTGTCCAGACGATTGTAATACGAACTGGATGTTCGACGGTGAAGCGTTTCACGCGCCTGCTAACCCTTCCTTGGACGACCTTAAAGCCAGCAAACGCGCAGCAATCAACCAAGAGCGTAATGAGCGCGAAACACAGGGTTTTGAGTTTAACGGCAAGCTGTTTGATTCAGACCAGCGCAGCGCAGACCGGATTCAAGTCGCTGCAATTGCCGCTCAGACCTCAATCCTTGCAGGACAACCGTTCAGCATTGATTGGATGGCCGCAGACAACACCTCAATGACTTTGGATGCAATGGGTGTCCTTGCCATGACTTCTGCCTTCGCTGTCTACGGTGCGACCCTTCACGGTACGGCGAAGGTTTTAAAGGCACAAGTTAAAGCGGCTGAAACCGCTGAAGAACTCGAGGCAATTGTATGGCCTACTTAAATAAGTACTTAATTAAGGTAGGAGATGCTTTTAGCCAAATGTTGAATGTAGTTTTTCTCAATGGGCATCCAAATGAGTCTCTTTCAGGAAGAGCTTGGAGGACTAAATCTATTTGGGCTAAAATAATTGATTTTATATTATGGTTTGACAAGGAACACTGTCAAAAAAGTCATGAAAATGACCTTGATTATGCTAGAACCCTATTAAAAGAATAACAATGAGACTGCCCGTTAAAGTGTTAACAGTAGGCGCAGCTCTTTTAGTAAGCGTAGCTACTTTTGAAGGATGGGTTAATACTGCATATAAAGATATTGTTGGTATCTGGACTATTGGTTTTGGTAGTACTGAAAATGTAAAACCCGGAGATACTATAACAGTTGATAGAGGAATGGCCCTCCTTCTTAAAGATCTGAATAAGCATAGTGAAGGCATTAAACAATGTATAGTTGGTGATCTATATCAACATGAGTTTGATGCTTACAGTAGTCTAGCTTTTAATGTAGGAGTAAGTGCTTTTTGCAACTCCTCTATTCCTCGTAAGATCGAAGCTAAACAATACGAAGCTGCTTGTAAAACAATTCTAGATTTTGATAAAGTTAGAGATTGTAGTAAACCAAAAATCTGGAATGATAAAAAGAAAAGATGGGAATGTCCCTTGGTCCCTATTAAAGGTTTAACTAATAGACGTACTGCGGAGTATAAGCAATGTATGGGTTACTAACTAATCCTTGGGTTATCTTAAGTTTTATTTTAATTAGTACAGTCTCTCATGGATTTGCTTATTATAAAGGTTATCAATCTAGAGATAAAGCAGCACAACTAGAAGTTAAAAAAGAACTTGAAGCTAAACTAGAAGCTTACAAAGCATATGATCTTATAAGCAGAGAGTTTGTTAAAAAACTTCAAGAAAAGGAAGTTAAAACAAAGATAGTATACAGAACGATTAAGGAGAAAGTAAAAGATGAAACTCGTGGTCATATTTGTTTTGATGATGGGGCTAGTAGGCTGTGGAATGATGCCCTCAAAGGAAGTCTGTCCGAAGCCCCCACAAGAGCTCCTGAAAAGACCACCAGAACCTATTCCGATGAAGTAGTACTTGGTAATGCAGTAGAGAATTTTGAGCAGTATAAACAATGTAGAGATCAACTTAATGCCCTAATAACATGGCACGAAACTAATTAATAAGAAAGCAGAACATGGATCAGGACCTTTTAAATCTAATTTTTGGTGCCGTTATGGGAGTATTTGGATGGCTCGGCAAAACTATCTGGGAAGCGGTGGATTCCTTAAAAAGAGATATTAAAAAAATTGAAGTTGACCTGCCTACGTCATATGTCCGTAAAGATGACATGGAGAGTAGGTTTGATAAAATTGAAGCAATGTTAGAACGACTTTTCTCTAAATTAGATTCTAAAGTGGATAAATAATTAGTGCAAATTAAAGTAGATCAAATTAGAGAAGCTGCTGAAGCTGACCTTGCTACATTTATAAAACTAGTAGCCCCCCATATGCTATTAGGATCTATTCACCAAGACTTAATTAATTGGTGGAGCAGATCAGAAGCAAAAAACAACCAGCTTGTATTACTTCCACGAGGACATTTAAAAAGTAAACTTATTGCCTATAGAGCAGCTTGGTGGATTACAAATCATCCAGAAACTACTATTCTGTATGTATCTGCTACTGCAGACTTAGCTGAAAAACAGCTTTATCAAATTAAGAATATTATAGATAGCCTTATCTATCGTAGATACTGGCCTGAAATGATTAACATTGATGAAGGTAAACGAGAAAAGTGGGCTGTCGCGGAAATTGCAGTAGATCATCCTAAAAGAAAACAAGAAGGTATTCGTGATGCTACCTGTAAGGCAGTAGGTCTTACAAGTAACACTACAGGCTTCCATGCTGATGTAGTTATTCTTGATGATATTGTTGTTCCAAGTAACGCTTATACAGAAGAAGGTAGGGATAAGGTAGCTTCTGCTTATTCTCAACTAGCTTCTATTGAAAATCCCGGAGCATATGAATGGGTAGTGGGGACCAGATACCATCCTAAAGATATTTATGACACTATGATTTCTATGAAAGAGGAAATTTATAATTCTGATGGAGATCTTGAAGAAGAAAATGAAGTTTATGAGCTCTACCAAAAAGTAGTAGAGACTAATGGTGAGTTTCTCTGGCCTAAGCAAAAAAGAATTGATGGAAAAGCTTTTGGATTTGATGATAGAGAATTAGCTAGAATTAAGGCTAAGTATGTAGATACAACCCAATTTTATGCACAATACTATAATAATCCAAATAGCCTTGAGAACTCTAGAATTAACTCAGATAAGTTTCAATACTATGAAAGAAACCTCTTAACAAATAAAGAGGGGGATTGGTACTTAAAGGATAGGAAACTAAATGTTTATGCAGCAATTGACTTTGCGTTCTCTTTGCGTAAAAAAGCAGACTCTACTGCACTTGTAGTTATTGGAGTAGATCATTTAGGTAACTATTATATTTTAGATATTGACAGATTTAAAACTGATAGAATTACAGAGTATTTTAATCATATTCTTAAGGCCCATCAAAAATGGGGTTTTAGAAAGCTTAGGGCTGAAGTAACAGTAGCTCAACAAACTATTGTAAAAGAACTTAAAGAATCTTATATTAAGCCTGCGGGCCTTGCCCTTACGATTGACGAGTTTAGGCCCACAAGAAGTATGGGTGATAAAGAAGAGCGTATTTCAGCTATATTAGAACCTAAGTATGATAATCTTCAAGTTTGGCACTATAGGGGTGGGAATTGTCAATCATTAGAAGAAGAATTAGTTATGCAGCACCCTCCTCATGATGATATTAAGGATGCTCTTGCAAACTCAATAGATATTGCTGTAATCCCAAAGAACAGAGTTCAGAGTATGTTCCTTAACTCAAATGTTGTAACACACTCGCGCTTCGGCGGGGTTAGCTACTAGGAAAAATTATGGCTGGTAAAGTCGCACAAATAGAACAAATTCTTAATAGAGAAAACCTTGCTAAGCAACTAGCAGGTCTATACAATCGTTGGTACATCCAGCGAAGTGAAAAAGAAAAAGAATGGCGAGAGCTCCGCAATTATCTTTTTGCTACTGATACAACTAAAACCACTAATTCTAAGCTTCCTTGGAAAAACAAAACAACTCTTCCAAAGCTTACTCAAATTAGAGACAACCTCCATGCTAACTACATGGATGCTTTATTCCCAAATGATAACTGGTTAAAATGGGAAGGGTATAATCTAGACTCGGTTACTTCTAAAAAGAGAAGGGCAATTGAAGCTTACATGAAGAATAAGCTTCGCCAATCAAATTTTAGAGAGACAATCTCTCAACTTGTATATGACTATATTGATTATGGCAATGCTTTTGGTGATGTTATCTATGTAAATACAGAAAAAGAAGATCCTATTTCTGGACTAAAACATACCATTTATAGAGGTCCTAAGCTTCTCAGGGTCTCTCCACATGATATTATTTTTAACCCTACAGCAAACTCTTTTAAAGAGAGTCCTAAGTTTACAAGGTCTTTAAAAACAATTGGAGAACTTAAAAAGGACGTTCTTTCCAGACCAGATTTAAACTATGATAATGCTGCCTTTCTTAAAGCAGTAGAAGCTCGTAAAAATATATCTGCTTTTAGAATGGAAGATGTAAACAAAGCAGAGGCTTATATAGTAGATGGCTTTGGATCTCTTTCTGAGTATTATCAATCAGGTCTAGTAGAGATTCTTGAGTTTGAGGGAGATATTTATGATGAAGATAAGGATCAGCTTCTAGAGCGTAGGTTAATTACTATTGTAGATAGAAGCTATGTTATCCGTAATCAAGAAAGTAATTCTTGGTTAGGAGAGGATACTAAACATCATGTTGGTTGGAGACCAAGGCCAGATAATCTATATGCTATGGGCCCACTAGATAATCTAGTAGGTATGCAATACAGAGTAGATCATCTTGAAAATCTTAAAGCAGATGCTCTAGACTTAACTATCCATCCCCCAATGAAAATTAAAGGTGATGTTGAGCCTTTTGAATGGGCTCCTTTAGCTTCTATCCATCTCCCTGAAGATGGAGACATTGAAGCAATGGCTCCTAATGCTGCAGCTTTTCAAGTTAATAATGAGATCGCTGCTTTACTTATGCTTATGGAAGAGATGGCAGGAGCTCCTAAAGAAGCTATGGGTATTCGTAGTCCCGGAGAAAAGACTGCTTTTGAGGTACAACAACTCCAAAATGCTGCTGGCAGAATCTTTCAACACAAAGTTAATAAATTTGAAATTGAGTTTATTGAGCCTGTTCTAAATACTATGTTAGAAGTAGCTCGTAGAAATATGGATATTGCAGAACTTACTAAAGTAATGGATGATGATCTTGGTGTAGCAGACTTTGTATCTATTACCCAAGAAGATATTACTGCTACAGGTAAACTTCGTCCAATTGGGGCACGCCATTATGCAGCAAGAGCTCAGTTGTTACAAAATATGGTAGGGGTATTTAATAGTCCTGTAGGACAAATGATTGCTCCTCATGTATCTGGTAAAAGAATGGCTAATATGATCGAAGAGTATATGGGCTTTGAACAATATGACTTTATCCAAGATAATATTGCTATTTCTGAACAACAAGAGACTCAAGCACTTATGCAACAGGCTTCTGAATCTCTTGAAATTCAAAATGCAACTCCCCTTGAAGAAAATCTATTATAATAGCTTGACTTTTTACTAAAAGTGTGTTATAATAGTTTTATGGACTTAAAATCTGAAAAAGGAAAATCTTTAACAAAAGTAGAAGTTTATCGAGAGTTGTTAAAGTATTTCCAAGAACAAACTGAATTATCTAGAAGAAAGACTCTTGATGAGTCTGCCTTTAGTAATCCTAATTGGTCTGAATACCAAGCATTCCAATTAGGTTTTCAAAAAGCATTTAATAAAATAAGTGCTTTAATCCCTAATCCTGACCAAGGAGAATAGTAGTGACTGATGCAACAATTTTTGATGATCCAGACAACGGAACATCAGAGCAACCTAAGCCTCCCGCTTCATCTATCCCGACAGGACTTGAAGAAATTGTTGGAGAAGGTAAGAAGTATTCTAGCGTAGAAGATGCCCTTAAATCTGTTCCACATGCCCAAAAGCATATCCAAACACTTGAGCAAGAATTGGCTCAATTAAAGGATGAACTGGTAAAGCGTAAAACTGCACAAGAGCTTCTAGATGAAATTAAGTCTGGCACTAGCCAACAACCTGTGGAGACACCACAACCTATTGGACTAGACCAAGATACCTTAGTGCATTCTATTGACCAAGTTCTTGAAGCAAAAGAACGAGCAAAACGAGTAAAAGAAAATGTAACATCTGTTGTGAATTCTTTTAAAGAAGTTCATGGAGATAGTGCAGAAACAGTGTTTTCTCAAATTGCTAAAGAGGCTGGTCTAAGTATTGCACAGCTCAACCAACTTGCTGGAACTTCCCCAGCTGCTGTATTAAAACTAGCAGGAATCTTTAATAAAAACACTCCTACTAGTAAGACCCAAGGTAGTATTAATACTCTAGCACTAGAGACAAATAAGGCTCCTTCCGAGCTTTCTGCAAAAGTGCGTACAGGGGCTACTACTAAAGATCTTACAGCTGCTTGGCATGTTGCTGGTGAGAAGGTTAAACAAAAACTTTCTTCTAATTAATAAGGAATAATCATGTCTCAATTGACTAATAATACTACGGCTTTTATTGAAGCCCAACAGTATTCTCAGTTCATTCTGGATAACTTGCATGACTATCTTCTGCCTGAAGGCATGTGGAGAGATGTATCGGACTTCGGTTCTGGCACTACTCTTAACATCAAGACAGTTGGTACTGTAACTATTCAAGATGCAGCCGAGGATACTCCTCTTAACTTTAGCCCGATCGACACTGGTACTATCACTCTGGCAATTACTGATTATGTTGGTGATGCTTGGAAAGTATCTGATGATCTTCGTGAAGATGGCTCACAAGTAGACACCTTGATGGCTATGCGTGCTATGGAATCGACTCGTGCTCTTGGTGAAAACCATGAATCGCGTTTCTTGTCTGTAGCTAATGCTGGTCAAACCAATGCCAACGTAAACTTGGTAAATGGTCGCCCACATCGTTGGGTTGCTGGTGGCTCTGGTGGCACTTCCCGTAATATGACTCTGCAAGACTTCATTGCTATGAAGTTGGCATTTGATAAGGCAGGCGTTCCTGCTGGTGGTCGTATTGCAGTTGTAGATCCTATCGTTGAAGCTACTTTGAATAGTTTGTCCAATCTGGTAAACGTATCTAATAACCCAATGTTTGAGGGTATTGTTACTAGCGGCTTTGCCCGCGACCATAAGTTCGTTAAGAACATCTTTGGTTTTGATATCTGGACTTCTAACTACTTGCCTGTTAAGACTGCTACTGAAGCTCTTAATGCTTCTAGTTATGGTCTGGCTAATGATACTGCTGAAATTGGTGACGTAGCTAATCTGTTCATGTGTGTTGCTGATGATTCTTGCAAACCTGTTATGCATGCTTGGCGTCGTGCTCCTCAAACCGAAGGTTGGAGAGAGTCTGCTGAACGTGCTGATAAGTTCCAAGTAACTTCTCGCTTTGGCTTCGGTGTACAACGTCTGGATACACTTGGTGTTATTCTCACCAGTGCCTCCACCTACTAATCCAAGGAGAACTTAAATGGGAATCGAACTTGATGCAAAGCGGGCTGTAGCTAACCACTATGGCGTCCGCACAACTACGGGCCAATATGGTGCTCAGGGCAATGGCAACGGCCTTGTCAAGACTGCTGTATGGGATTTTACTTATCTTACCTTGCCAGCTGCTGGCGCTAGTAACCTTCAATTTACTATCCCAGCTAATGCAACGGTTGTATCTGCAAAACTGATTGTAGATACTCCATTCGCTTCGACTTCAACAACTACGGATCTTACTGTAGGCTTGCAGACTTCTGCAGGTGTTGAAATTGACAATGATGGTTTGATTACTGCTGCAAATGCAACTCAAACTACTATTGCAGTTGATGGTGGAGTTGTAACTGGTACTGGTGCTTTGGTTGGTAAGAGTATTGGTGCTACTGCCGGGGAACTGGTAGTTGCTGGTACTGATACCGATCTGACTGCTGGTGCTGGTCGTGTTGTTGTAGAGTATGTTTACACCAGCTAAAAGCTCCTAAGCTTGAGAGGGGAGCTGCTATTTGGTAGTTCCCCTTTTTTCTAGAAAGACCCAAAATGACAATTCAACATTCTCTAATTACTGATCCAGATATCCATGAACCTAAAGGTGTAGCTGCTGCTGCAGCCGGAAAGGTATATGTATCTAATGGTACTGGTAGTGGTAGTTGGCAGTTCCCTCCTGCCTCTCTTTATGGAGAAATCTATATTGATGCTGGTGTTACAGCGCAGACTTTAAGTGCTGCCTCTGCCTATGCAAAACTAAACCCTACAGCAGAATGGACAGCAGGAATTACTTCTGGGTTGGCTACCGATGCTACTAATGGATATATTACTTTGTCCCAGGCAGGTAAATATCTTGTAACCTTTTGGGTAAGTTTTGATACTGCTGCTATTGCTGCAGGCTCTAAGTATAACTTTAGATTTGCTTTAAATGACACATCTACTGGCAGAATTCTTACGGTAGATAAAAAGACAGCTGGAGCAGAAAGACTTTCTGTTTCTTTTACAAGTTTTATATCTGCTACAGCAGGACAATCCCTTTCAGTAAGAACAGCAGGGGATGGTACATCCTCTAGTACAGACATTACAGTAGTTGAATCTGGGCTTACAGTAGTAAGACTCTCGGAGTAAATTATGGCTAAAATGACTCTTCTTGATATTGTTCAAGATATACTCTCAGATATGAACTCTGATGAGGTCAATTCCATTACAGACAGTGCTGAGTCCCTTCAAGTAGCCCAAATTGTAAAGTCTAGTTATTATAATATTATTGATGGTAAAGACTATCCTTGGATGCATGAGTTGTTTCAGTTAGATGGTAATGGTACCTCTGCTAAACCTACTCATATGAAACTTCCAGAAGATATTATTGATCTGGATTGGATTAAGTATAATGCTTTTAAATCTGGAGAAACTCGTAATAGATTTAAAGTTATAGAGTATAAAACTCCTGAAGAATTCCTTGAAATTGTAGATCAGCGTCTTAGTACTAATTCTAATATTACAGTAGTATCTGATAATACTGGCGTTAAATTAAATATCTTTAATGATAAAGCCCCTACTTATTTTACTTCTTTTGATGATGAGTACCTAGTGTTTGATGGGTATGACTCTGCTGTAGAATCTACTTTACAAAATAGTAAAACACATTGTTTTGGTAAAAGATCTCCTGTATTTACTATGAGTGATAATTTTGTACCTGACATGCCAGTACAGATGTTTAGCTATCTTCTTAATGAGGCTAAATCTACTGCCTTTGCTACGCTTAAGCAGCTTCCTAATCCTAAAGCTGAGCAGCAAGCCGTTATTCAAAAACGAAGAATGAGTCAGGAAGCTTGGAGAATTAGAAACGGTATAACATACCCTAGTTATGGTAGAAAATAATGTCTCTCCTTAAAGATAATACTTCTTTTGTCAATAAAGAAAAGTACTCTAACAAACAAAAGGTAAAAAAGTCAAATGGAAATCTTCGTAACTCCAAACGGAAAAGAAATAAAAATAGTTAATTCTCCGGGCTCAGGTCACTATAAAATAATGTTTGCTACAGGAGGAGAACTTCCTCAAGAATTAGAAGGACTATTTACCTCAGTCCATTCTGCTGAAAAAGCAGTTATCAGATATATTAATCTTCAACAAGCAAAAGCAAAGCTCCGTACTAAGGAAGCCTAATGGCTAAGAATAACGAGAAACTTTATAGGACCTTTGTTAAAGGGATTGTAACTGAGGCGTCTGCCCTTACTTTCCCTGAAAATGCTTCTATTGATGAAGATAACTTTGTCCTTAGAAGAGATGGATCTCGTCGTAGACGTCTAGGTATTGATTATGAATCTCTCTATAGTTTAACAAGTACAGGATTCTCTGCGGATACTTTAGAAACTACTAAGGTATCTTTTCACTATTGGATTACTGCTGGGGGAGTCCAAAGCTTTAATATTGGAGTAATTCGCATTTCTAATAAACTGTGGTTTATGGATATGCTTACTTCAAATCCAAGTGGTAATCTTCTTAATGGTGGTAATCCTATCACTATTGCTAATTTAGATAAAGCTGAGTTAGATACTTCTGTACTTAATGCTAATCTTATTCTTGTAGCAGATGATCTAGACTATCCTATAGCACTTTCTTATAATGGAACTACTGATACTGTTTCTCAAACTGATATTACTATTGAGGTAAGAGATATTTGGGGAGTTGATGATGGTCTAGAAATAGATGCTAGAATTTCTACCTTATCTTCTTTACATGCATATAATCTTAGAAACCAAGGGTGGGCTAAGAATATTAGAACAGATGATAGCAGAGAAGCTATTCTTAATTATTTTGGAGATACTGGAGAATATCCTTCTAATGCGGATAATTGGACTTTAGGAAGAAATACAAACCCTAGTTCTGATAACTATGAGAAGTTCCAAGGGTATCGTATGTCTAGGAACTCTGTAGGTAACTCTCCTGCCCCAAAGGGGGCCCATATTATTGATGCCTTTAATAGAGGAACTTCTAGAACAGTACAAGCAAATAAAGATGCTGATATTGTTCTTACCTTTATCCCTACTATTACTGGATTACCTTTAGACAGAGAGCTTGGTAACTTTACTACTATTGCTTCTTATGCAGGTAGAGTGTTTTATTCTGGTATATACTCAAATATAACACAAGCAGATAATAGATCTCCAAACTTTAGTAATTATGTTTTCTTTACTCAGGTAGTTACAAGTAATACTAAGCTTGGTAAATGTTATCAAGAAGCCGATCCTACTTCTGCAACTATTAATGATTTGATTGACACAGATGGAGGCACTATTGCTATTCCAGAATGTAATAAAATTATTAAGATTGCTAGTGCTGAGAATAGTTTAATTATCTTTGGTGATAATGGTGTCTGGGAACTCTTTGGAGATACTAATGGCTTTGTAGCAACCTCTTACCAAGTATCTAAGTTATCTAGTAATGGTGTTCTTGGAGCTAAATCTATTGTTAACGTAGGTAATGGTTTTATCTATTGGTCTCAAGCAGGGATTTATACCCTGACTACAGATGAGACCCAAAGATTTAAAGCAGAGAATATTTCTCTAACGACTATTCAAAACTTGTATCTTCAAATTCCAGAGACCTCTAAATTATTTGCTAGAGGCTTCTATGATGAGAAAGAAAATATAATTAGATGGCTCTATAATGATGATCCTAGTTATTCTGAAAGTTCTTATGTAAATAAGTATAATAAAGAACTAATATTTGATATTACCTTACAAGCTTTCTATAAGAATTCAATTACCTCTTTAGTAAGTAATAGTCCATATGTATCAGACTATGTTAAGATTCCGGGATTTGTATTAACAGAGAGTTCCTCTGAAGTTCTTGTAGGATCTGACACTGTGCTTGTCTCAACGGATACGGTAATTATTACTGAGACTTTTGCTGAAAATAAAAGCTCTGAGTTTAGTTTCTTAACAATTAGAGGGACTTCTTTTACCCTTTCCAAGTATAGAAACGATTCTTATACTGATTGGGAAACAGCAGGAAGTGGGACAGGAGCAAACTATTCTAGCTACTTAGTTACTGGTTATGAAATGTTTGATGATCTTCTTAGAGATAAGACTGTTCCTTATATTCTTTTCTACTTAGATAGAACTGAAGATGGATATGAACTAGATATTTCTAGTAATATTGTCCATTCTAAACCTTCCTCATGTTTAGTACAAGCTCAATGGAATTGGGCTAACTCTGCAAATAGTGGAAGATGGGGTACTCAGTTTCAAGCTTACAAATTGCTGAGAAACTATATTCCTAGCGGAGTAAGTGATCCTTTTGATTATGGGGATTCTGTAATTGTTACTAAGCACAAACTTAGGGGTCATGGTAGGTGTTTAAGTCTTAAAATTCAGTCTGAGCAAGGAAAAGCATTAAATCTTCTTGGTTGGGGTCTTTCTGTAAATGCACACGATAAACCATAATCTAGTAACTTTATATGAAGAAGAAGGAAATGGATTTGTTAGGTTAAGCATAGATGAAGCTTTAGATGCCTATATAATGCATGTTGATTTTAAAAAGTTTAGTCTCTCTGATTATAGACGTTATAGAAAAGCTTGGAAATTGATCCTTGAAAGACTAAAACAAGTAGGTATTACAGAAGTATACAGTTTAACAGATTCTAAAAAAGAACGAAAGTTTAATTTAATGTTTGGTTTTAAGTCTACTGGTAATCTTGCAGTAGATGATAAAGGAATTTTAAGTGAGATACTTAAATTGGAGGTTGTATGAGTAAAGGTATAAAAACAGTAATTCAAGTAGCTTCTCTAGCTGCAGGTGCTTATGGAGCTTATACCGCAATTAGTGGGATGGCTACTGCTGCTGGAGGAGTAACTCAAGCAGGTACTCTTGCTGCCTCTAGTGCTGCAGGACCTAGTGGTCTTAATGTGGCTGCTGGAGAAGTAATTAAAGCAGGCGCTACTGGTGCTGCTGAAGGAGCTATAGGTAGTGGACTTGGCTCTAAGATGGCAGGACTTGTCACCCAGAAAAACCTTCAAATGGCCTCTATGGGTCTTCAAGGACTTAGTTCTGGTATGCAAATGGTTGCTCAAGCAGAAATGCAAGATGCTCAAGAAGAACAAGAACGGATGCAAGCAAAGATTCTTGAAAGACAAGAACAAAAACGTATTGTTGAACAGATTAGAATGGAACGTATCCAACGTGGTAGAGCAGAAGCTGGTGCTGCTAATGTTGGTGGGGGTACCGCTCCTGCTGCCACTATTGCAGGAAATAGTTCTATTGTAGGTGGCCTTGGTGCTCTTGGTATGCAGTCTGCTGCTAATCAGCAAGAAATTCGTTTTGGTGCTTCTGGTGCCAAGGCTGTTGGAGCTGCCTATGGAGCACAACAAACTGCTGCAAATTGGGGAAATAATTGGGCTAAGGTAGGTAAATTTGGTGAAACTATGTGGAATACAGCTCCCGGAACTAGTTCTTGGTGGAATCAGAATATCTTTGCCTAATTGGAAAAGCTAAATGGAATTTAAAGAAGACTTTGTAGTACCTCCAGTACAAAATACAATGCCAACCCTGTCTGAGGCTCTTGCCAGACAAAAGGCTTTCTATGGGGCTGCTACTTCTGGAGAGGATCCAGTAGAGAGTTATGAGAATATCTATCAAGACCTTGTAACTAAAGGACAGTCTCTTGTACTAGATAATGCTAAATCTAGATGGACAAAAGAACAAGATACAGAGGTCAAAGCTTTTGTTGGTAGAATTATTGAAGATCCTAATGTAGATAAAGATACTAAAAAAGAACTTCTTGAAGACTACTCTAATAGTGGCTTTCTTTCTAAGAGCCTTAAGGATAAATATACTGAAATAATGGCAGTATATAATCCAGAAGGAGCTACTCAAGACTCAATTAGAGATCAAGAATCTACTGCTAGGACTAGTCTTGCTAAACAAGCTAAATCTATTGAAGCAGAAAAAGAACTTGATATGGATCCGGATCCTTCTTTTGTAAATTGGCTAGAGGGTGCTGGATATGTTACTGGCGACTTAATCAAATCTTTTCCTGCTTCTATATGGGCAGGGCTTAATGCTGCATGGAAACTAGATCCTGTAGCAGGCCAAGAAATTTTGGAAGATACTATGCAAGCTTGGGGAGCTTCTCCAGAGGATGTACGCTCACAAGAAGCTAGACAACGTATTGCTGAAAAACTAGAGTTCCTTGAAATCCCATATCAAACTGCTTATAAATGGATGTTAGATTTATCTAACAGCCCTGATGCCGCTATTATTTTTGGGAGCGGGGCGGAGCTACTTACTGGAGCTTGGTTTGCTAAATTATTTTTAGGGGGGCTTAAGCATGCTCCGGGAATTGCTAGAACAAAACCTACAGGCCCTCTAAGAACAACGAATGATGTTAATCCTAAAGCTGCTGCTGACTTAGCTGTTACTGCTGTACAAGATGCTGAATTTGCTAAGAGCTTAGGTACAGATAGAGGTTCTGTTCTTGCTGAGTATGCTTTACCTAAGGCCTTTAGTGATAAGACTCTTGCACATATCTCAAGTATTGATGCTGAGATTGCTAAAGAGTTCAGGGACGTAGATGTTAGAATGATGAATGAGATTTCATTATTTAAATATGACCCCTCTCTTCACAATGCTACTCTAAGAGAAACGGATTATCGAGTAATTAGGGAAACTATTGCTAAGAGTAGAGGCCCTGCTTATATGCAAGCTAACTCTTCCATTCTTCCTACTATGGATGGTTTCTATGAAGGTAAAGCTGTTTTTGGTAAAGATAAGAGCTATTTTTTTAATAGTAGAACTGATGCTATAGATGCTTATAATGATATTAAACAACTCATTTCAAACACTCCAGAAGAGCTAGGAAGTACTGTATCTATTGTAGATAGATTAACAGGAGAGAAGTATACTCCTGAAACTCTTTTAAAAGAGTCAAAGTACTACTCTAAAGATGATATTATAAAAGCTGTTCCTAGTGAATACGAAGGTATTCCTGTTCGTATTGAAACTATCTTTGATGCTGAAGGGAAAGAGAAAAAGGGTAGAGTCTTTTATGATGAGTTTGGACAACCCACCTATGTATCTCTAAATGTAGCAGCTATTAAAAAGGCTTACTCAGGACTGTCGCCTGAAACTAAGGCTAAGATAGAATCTCCTGATGAATTTGTTCGATTTGTATTAGAGCATGAGATGGCTCATACAAAGCTAAAGAAAGCTGAAGGACAAACAGATAAAGAGTATGAAGCTGCTATTAATAATATGGCAATAGCAGCCCTTAATAAGATTAAGGCCTCTACCCCTAATCCAAAACAACTGTCTGTTGAATGGGAATGGAAAAGACAATATGATGATATTGGTGTAGCTGTTTTTGGTCCAGAAGCTGTGTCTGCTAAAACTGCAGGTGGGTTTGATATCTCTGCAGTAGCTAGGGGTAAACTTAGTCAGTGGCTTTTTGGTGGGCGTGGTATTTTCCCACGGTGGTTTGAAAAGTCAGCCGCTAGAAGCGCGCCAAGAAGTGCACACTTAGCTCAAGAGCTTATTAATATCATTCAAGATAAGATTGCTTCTTTAGACAGTAAGACTAAGAAAAACCTCTCTGATTTAATCAATGAAGTAGAAAAAAGAGGAGTTGATGAGCTTCCTAGTAAGACCTTAGTAGAACGCTATGGACTTACTATGGACCAAGCAGCAAAGCTGCAAATTGCTCATGGCTGGTGGAGAAGAGTTAATGATTATAATTATCTTCTGTTAAATTGGCAAAAAAGAAATGAACTCCTGCAAAAAGGATTTAAGCAAGGTCTCTTTGTAAATAATAATTATAAAGGTGGTATTAACCCTGAGATTAACTTTATTGATCAGAAGCCTCCTGCTAAAGTATGGGATTTTGATCTTAATAGAGAAATAGAATTTCAACTAGACAGAGCTAAACCTGCTACTGATGGCGCTTTTGATTTAGGAGGAAGACAACTTGCGGCCTTAGAAAAACCATATGTAGATGACTCTAATGGGAATATCTATAGCTATGTTCTTTTAGGCAAAGCAGGAAGAGCTGATATCCTACCTGATGTGATTGTCCCTAGGGTTCCGGGATATTCTCCTGTTAAATATAATGCTAAATGGTTTGTTGATATTCAGCCAACTAAAGCTGTTATTGATGGGTATACTGTAGAGGATTTTGATTCTCTTCGTGGTATGCGTGTTGCAAAAGCCGCTGTAGATACTAAGAAAGAAGCAGAAGCTATTCAAGCAGAGTTTTTACGTTTATATCCAAGACATTCTGTGCATACTAGACTTGAAAGAGGAATCAACTACCAAAGAATTACAGAAGAAAATGAAATCCATGCTGAGATCCTTCGCAATGCTCAGCAACGTGGAGAACGCCTTAAAGGTGCTAAAGGTGATTCTGCTAATATTGAGGATAGGCTTCAAGCACTTGTAGAGACTACTCAAAATATTACTAGACAAGGAGCAATTATGGCTTGGGAACAAGCCTCTAGAGAAGCTTTTGTCAATGCCTATGGAACTTTCCTTAGAAAAAGAGAATTCCCTAATAGTCGTAGTGATATTATTCCACCAAGAAATCCGGATGCTGATGAGCTTGTAAAGTATAAAGAAGCTCTTACAATCTTTGATCACTTCTCTAAGATCAAATCTTTTGGTACTCTTGGCGATAGAGTCTGGGCAGACTCTTTCCATACTATTGCTGATATCTTTGAGAATTCAAAGATCACTAGCTATCTAGCACCCTATATCAGAAATGTAGCTGATAAAGGAAACATGCTGGCTAATACTCCTCGTAAGTTAGCCTCGGCTCTTTACATTAGTATGAACCCACAAAGACAGTGGCTGATTCAACCTGCTCAACTATATGAACTTGCTCTAGCTACTCCTAAGTATCTCAAGCATCTTGTTAGAGCTCAACAGTTTGCCATTGCTGCTGCAGAATTAAGTACTAAAGGTAAGCAAGGTCCTTGGTATGCTTTGGCTAAAAAGACAGTAGGAATGGATGATAAAGAGTTTGACCTCACTGTTAAGGGATTAGTACAGTCTGGTCTTATTGAAGCAGTTGACCTACACCAAGTAGTTAGTGATGTTCTTAGAAAAAGTAATGGTGGGCTTGACCCAACCTTGCTTCAAAAGTCTGGGGAAATAACTGATGCAGCTGTTAAAGGTCTCCCAAGAATCAGTAGAGAGTGGGGCTTTGACAAGGCAGAGAGATTTAATAGAGTTGGTCTTTGGTTGATTGCTAAAGATAAGTGGATAGAATCTAATCCCGGAAAGGATTGGACTACTAGAGAAGCTATTGAAGATATCTCTTTTGATGAGTACAATCTTGCTGGTGCTATGGGAGCTTCAGGCTCCTATCCGTATCAAAGAGGTATGTTATCTTTCTTGATGCAGTTTGCAGCAATCTCACAAAAGCTAACTCAAAACCTAGTAATGCAGAATACTGCTAACTTAGGTTCTTGGGAAAAGGCTAGACTAGTTGCTGTTAGAGCTACTATGTGGGGGGCTCAGTATGGTGTTCCCGGCGGAGCAATGGCATATCATTATGTAGACCAATCAGAAGATCCAAATGTTCAAAAGTATGCTCAAATACTAAAAAGAGGCATTGCAGATAGAGCCCTTAACTACTTGTTTATGGCTTTAACTTCTGATCCTGAGAATCCTGATCTTATGTCTGGAAGGTCTTTCTCGCCTTATGGGGACTATACTACAGGCTTTCCTTATTATGATGTAGTTCATGCTATGTATGATTCTACTACAGAAGGACAAATGCCTAGGCTTCCTGCAGTAGGAGCCACAACTACAATGCTTGATACTATAAATATGATTCATAAGGCTTGGGAAATTAGAGAAGAAATGTCTCCAGCTGAGTGGGAAAAAGTATTTACAGAAGCTACCAGAGTAGCTGCAGGTATGAACAATGTAATGAAAGCCTATGTTCTCTATGGTACTGGCGACCTAGTTACCAAGAATGGTAATAATCTAGAGCTGCAAGCAGGTAGAGCTAGAGCTGTTGCTCAAATCTTTGGTGTATCTGGTTGGAAAGAACATGATCTTTTCAATGCTATGGATAAGAATAGAGATAGGGATCAAAAAATTAAAGGTACAGCTGAAGAAGTAAATAGATTCTTAGTTCGTGTTACTGACCAAGTAAATCCTGAAGATTATGAATCCCAACTTAAGCAGTTAAATAGTTTGATTACTGTAGTTACTTCTGATTGGACTCAACAAGAACGTAGAGAACTTGAACGTCAAGTAATGAATCTGCAAAGACAACAAGATAGAGGTGCACAAGCTAGTATGCTTATGAAACTTCTTTCACATAATGTAGAAGTTGAAGATAAGAAACTTGCCCCTGTTAAGAACTTCTTTAGGCAGTATGGTAGTCCTGAAATTAATGAACTAATAGACACACTTGAAGGTAAAGGAAATCCGTAATGGCTCAAAAAATTCCAACATTTAATCCTATGGTAGATCCTACGGAGTTTTCTCCTAAGCCTATAATTAGTGGAGTTAAGAATAAAGGTGCTACTATGGGAGCCCTTGCTGATATGGGCTCTATAGGACTTACTGCGTTAGATGCTATTAATACTCAGAATGCTTATGAGAGTCTTGACACTAAGATAGGTGCTCTAAATGAGCAGTACCTTACTCAACCTACTCAAGATGAAATGACAGCTCTTGCTGGTGATGCTGAAGCTGATCGCTTGTTCATGGAAAATATGCCTTCTATGGCAGGCTTTGAAACAGGCGAGCAGATTGAAACTACTTATTCTCAAGTAGAAAAGAGTTATAATGATAAACTAGCTACTCTTCAGAAAGCCCTTTCTCAAGAGAGAATTACCCCGGCTGATTTTACTATGCGGGCTAAAAAGATTACTCGTGAAGTGGTAGCTGCAAATCCTCACCTTACCTCTGAGCTTATTAGAAGACTCTCTCAAAATCTATCTCTCTCTGGTGTTCAAGAAAAGATGGACTATGAGACTCAGTTTGCTCAAAATGCTGAAAAGGCCTATCAAAAACGAGTTGATATGGCAGAGCAAAAAATTAAAGAACTTCAAATCTCTGCCGGATTTAATAGAAGCAATTATGTAGATGAGAGTGGAAATCTTATTTTAGAACTAGCAGAGCCAGCTATTGATCAATTTTATGCTAATACTGCTGCAGCTAAAGCTTTTAAAGAGGGAGCAGAGGAGTTTAAAATAAGGGACGAAGCAGATATTCTTATGGTTAAGAAATCTGGATATGTTCCTAAAGTTCTTAGTGGAGCTATGAATCTTCTTAATGCTGAGATTGCTCAGATTTTTTTAGAGGCAGGGGATAACTTTGCTGCTGGTAAGTTGAGAGCTACTAACCATATCTATGAACAAATGGCTATGTATCGTTCTCATCCTAGTATAGCCCCTTTGCTTACTGATTCTGATATTAAAGCCGAGTTTGACTTCTTCCAAAATAATGTAGAAGCTCTTAAGAGTTCTTATGAAAGTTTTGCTTCTGGTAAAGATGCCTCGGACTTTATTAGGAATCAAAGATCTTTTATGGAAGATCAACAGATGATCCAAGTTATGAAAACTATGAATATTCCTGCTGTTGAATTAGCTATTAAAGCCGCTACTTCACTACAAATGGTAGATAGTAAAGATGTTATTGCTACTAGAACTGCTTTAGTTAAGGCTGTTCAGGGTCTTCTTACAAACTTCCCTGTAGGTGATGCTACTAGTATAGTTACTCCTGCAATTCCCGGAAGCCCTTCTCCTGCTGGTGCTATTGTAAATGAGGCTATTAAGGCCGCTGATAAAAATCCAGAGCAACTTAATGAAGTTGTTACCAACTTTGGTAATGTTGTAAATAATCCTAATGCTAATCTTACAGAGCCTCAAAGATTTAGTGCCTATGACGAGTTTATTAAGTCTACTGGAGATCCTAAAGTTCTTGAGCATGTAGAACAATGGAGCCCTGAAGGTAGAGCTACTTATCAAAAGATTCTTGATGAGTATGTAGGAGCTCTTTCTGGTAATCTAAGTAAGTATATTTTAACCAATCCTGATAAGAATATTAATATTGCTATTAATGAAACTACAGGTAGACTTACTGTAACAGGAGATGATGTTGGAGGTCTTAATCAAAACATTGTAAGTCGTATTGATAATGCTCTTAAGTCTTATGCTAACCTCAATGGGGTTACTACTAAAGAAGCTGCTCAACGCTTCTATACTGAACATTTCTCTGATGCTTTACTTAGTTCTGAACAAGTCTCTACACTAAATAATAACCCTATTGGTATTAGTCTTGATGGTAAGAAAGAGTCCTCTTTTACTAGTATTGAAGAAGGTTTACAAGCTACTGAACGTAAGGTTCTTGAGCTGTATGCTGGTGAGCAAGGAATTGGTAAGAGGACAATTAAACAGCTTGTGAAAGCTCTAAAGCCTGATAGTCTATCTAAAGGTGGTGGTGATTTAACTTCTGAACAGGTAATTGACTTTGTTTCAAAGACTATGGGAGTAGGTGCTAATGACCGACTCGACCTTCTTAACAGAGGAACAATGTCTCAGTTCTTGCATGCTATGGCTGCAGCTAATGGAGTAAATATTAATCCTAATCGTATCCATAAGCATTTAAATAAAGAGTCTACAATGGGATTAGATGAAGCTGATATTGCTGAAATTAATAGAGAGATCACTAAGCAAGCCTATCTAATCTTTAAGAGACCTGATGATTATAATTCTCTTTCTGATGATGAACGTGCTTTTGTAGATAATATTGTTGATCCTCCTCTTGAGAATACTTTAGCTCCTTGGGAAATGCTTTGGGCTTTGGAAAAGAATCCTGCCCTAGCTAAAATAGCAGGTAAGTTTATTAAAAGGATTCCTGCAGTTTCTCTAGGTAAACTAAGAACTCTTTGGAAGTAGTATGCCAGCTAATCTAGATAATAATTTAGTAGCTTTTCTTACCCCAAAGAAAGAGGAAGCTCTTTTTGAAGGTCATAAACCTAAACTAGAGACTCCTGCTATTCCTCAAGAGCCTTATTTAGAAACAGATAGGGGTACTGCTACTAATAAAAGACTTCCTAAGATTCTAAAAGGTATTAATAATATTGAAGCTTTTGGTAATCCAGACTATTGGGCTTATACTGTCTCTGGTACTAAATATGATACAGCCTTTGGTCCTTACCAAATGACTAGTACTTTAGTCAAAGACTTTCGAACTAGAAATCCTAAAAAGATTTTTACTGAAGATGAGCTTGCTTGGATGGGTAGAGCAGAGGTTCTATTTAAAAAAGCTTCAGGAATTGAAGATAAGAACTGGAGAAAGAATCCAGATATAGGTTGGACAGAGGAAGATAAAAAGAAATATCAAATTGTAGCTGAAAAGATATTTGATTATAATATTGGAAGGTATGGAGAAGAAGGAGCTGTTAAAAGGTGGAGGGGTCATAAAGATAAAAATGTTAATCAGAAATATTGGGAACATGTTAGTAAAGTAGCGGATAGTATTCCTGATGAGCAACATGTAGTTGAGAAGCCTCGATCATTTAAACAACTTCCTCCAGTACCCAGAAAAAATGTATCAATCTCTGGAAAACTTAAAGAATGGTTCAAAGAACGATTTTTAAAGGAAGATTCTGAATAATCGGCTTCTGTAATCGCTCTATAACGCAATAAAAAAGGCTACCTAACCATCTTTGTTAAGAACAAGTAAAAACTTGTTATAAAGCGTTTATGTGCGTTTTGGAGCTATTTAAGTAAAAATGGGGTATTTTAGTGGTTAAACGTAGGGTATTTTTAAATAAAACATATGATTCTAGGTATAAAGAGTTAGAAAATCCTTGTTGTGCTTATTGTGGAGACAAGCAAGAAGTTCTTGATCATGTCCCTCCTATAAGTTTTTTAGAATCTTATGGAGAAACTCTATTAATAACAGAATATAATGCTCCTTTTGTAAAAGTACCTTGTTGTTATGAATGTAATGCTTTCTTAGGAGACTCTCCATTATTTAATATTAAAGAAAGAAAAGAATATATCCATAAAAAGTTACTATTTACTTATAAAAAAATTCTTGAGGCTCCTGAATGGACTCTTGAAGAGATTGAAGAGTTGTCTGGAAGATTAAAAGAATCAATTTTAAATCAACAGCAGTTTAAATCTTTTCTTAAAAAGCGTTTAATATACTCTAGCTAATAAAAAAGGGAGCTTTTGCTCCCTTTCTTTTTACCTAAAACTTGTTGTAGAGCTTCTTAGATATCTCTATGAAGATTTGGGTACTTTCACTACTGTTACAGGGATATTTTTCTTCTGTGCATACTTAATTCCGTACTCAGTATCTTTAGATTCAGTATCCCAGATAGCAATTACCTTATCTGAGTTATCAATTAGTTGTTTATTCCTAATGAAAAAGAATTTAGTATCAAACTCTACACTTTTATCTAGCATATGGTAAGGAAGAAACTCAACAAAAGCAACTTGATTTTCAGTACACCAATCTTTAACAAGTCTATCTACACCTTTAGCACTACTTCCAAGTACTACATCTGCTGTTTCTAAAAAAGGATTAGTAGAAACTGCTTCATGTAATAGTTTATTAATAAGTTTCCAATCATTAATAGACCTGCTACCTAAAATCCCTATTTTCATAGTATCTCCCAACTAATAATTAATCTTACAATAAAAAAGTCAATAACTAAATGAGCTTCTGTAGCATCTTCTTCGTCTTCAAAGAGTTCTTTTTCATTTACATATTCAAACCCTACCATACACCCTGTAATAAAGTTACCTGTAATAGAGAACATATATTTTCCTTTAGGCTATTTCGCAAGAGTTACCTGTACAAGCAAGAGTCTGAGCTCCCTCGGTATTATCCTCATTCTCAAAGAACTCTTCCCAATTAATATCTTGGGGAGTCTTGGCAAGAAGTTCATTATACTCTTCTTCAGTACAATCTTCATAAGGCGCTTGAACATAAGAATGGTTAGAGTATGGTAGGAAAGACACCCCACTAATCTCATCAAAGTGTTTCCAAACCCAAGCACCTACTTCAGGCCATTCCTCATCTTTAACAGAGATAGTTACTGAGGGTTTATGCTCACACCAGTGACGTTGATATGTAAGCCAAAGCTCTAATTGCTCAATTGCAGAATAAGTATTTCTAAGTACAGCTCCTTCTGGAGCTTTCATTGGAAAACTAAATACTGCTGTTGAGTCTGGTCTAAATGCCTCGTCTTCTACAACCACTCCTTTAGATCTGAGAAAGTGGTAAATAGGGTCTTTTTTATCCATCCGTATACGTCGTATGTAAAAATCGCTGTGCCGAGCGTGAATCCCGCTAGCACTGTCCACCAACTGGCTGACAGTACCGGAAGGTTTAACACAAGTGATAGAAGTAGAAGGAGTAATACCAAGTCTTTCAGCAAATTCTTCATTTGTTTTCCTTGCAATATCTCTAAGTTTTTCTAGGATTTCTGCTAAGGTCTGAGGTAAAACTGTAGATCCATTTAAAAGAGAGTTATCCATAATACCAGTAAGGCTTACACCTAACAGTCTTTCTTCCTCAGTATTAGCTTTCCATTCTTCAGAAAGAAAATTAAAGTTAGTAAGAGTAGATTGAATAGTTCCTAGAATTGTAGCGAGGCGGACTTTTCTAGCCAAAGTATCAAAGGTATCTTCCGCCCGTACAACCACTTCTGTAAGATTGCAGAACTGTTTATCACGGAGGATAATTTCTGAGCATGGATTGGTTCCGTAACTGAGAGTTCTATCTCGTCTTCCCCACTTAGCTGCTTGATCTTGAGCAGCGACACGATTAAATATTCCTCGTTCACCTGATTTTGATTTAACCAAAGACAGCCATTCTTCCATGAAAGTCTCACTGTCGGGCTTTTCAGTATAGGCAACGGAGTTGTTTGCAAGTCCACGGTGTGGATTATCATTATACCAAGCTCCCATTTTAGCTTCTCGCATACGGCGATCAGTAAGATTAGATAGAGAAATGAGGGCACTTCTACGAACCCCACCCACTACAACAATCTCACCAATCATACACATAATATCATGTACTTCTAGCGAGTTAAGTTTTCTTCCTTTAGCTTCCTTAAACGATTCAATGACGAAATCAAAGAGTCTCTTAAGCGGTTCTGGGCCGCTAGCTCTTCCTCCAAAAGTTTTAAGTCGTGCTCCAGCAGGTCGTACTCGTGAGTAATCAACTCTTGGGATATCTCCTTCCCATAAAGAGCTAAGAAGCTTTTTAAAAGCTTTTGCCCAACCCAATTTCGAGTCCCCGACAACAATAACATCTTCTACCTCCTTAAAAGATTCTGGAATAACTGGAAGCTTAGAAATCTCTTGACGTTCACAAGAGAATCCTACACCAGTACCATTCATTAGAATGTAAAGTGCCTCACTGAAAGCACGCTTATTATTAATAGCAAGATAAGAACAGTTATAAGCCGAGATATTATCTCTTTCACATGCCTCTCCTGCAGTCATTAACAATCTCATACTAGGCATTACTTCAAGTTTTAAAATAGATTCTTTTAGTTCTTCTAAAAGAGCTTCATATTCTGTCCAGCCGTCTTGATTATCAAAACTTCCTTTAGTTTTAAGATAATTAATAAGTCTATCTACTGTTTCTTCCCAAGACTCTCTTCGGAATTCTTCAGGAATAAATCTGGAATATCTACTACGGTGAATAATACTTTGGTAAATACTTGGTAATTCCATAATCTTCTTTCTTCTATCTGGATAATTATATAAATTTATAGGCGGTAGATAGATTTTTAAAAAGTCTGCCCGCATTTTTCACAGAACTCTGTCTTAGAATCATTAGCTTCACCACAATTATTACAGAGTTTTACTTCTAATTTAGTTTCTTTTCTAAAAATCCTATCATAATTATCATCATAATCTGGTGTATTAGCTTTACTAACAAGTCTAGCACCAGTGATATCATTAGTAGAGGGCATATATTTCCTTTCTTTTCTATGGCCTGCCGAGCTGGATTCGAACCAGCGGCCTACAGCTTAGAAGGCTGTTGCACTATCCACTGTGCTATCGGCAGTTATTCTTCTTCTTCAAGTTCTTCCCCAAAATCTATTTCTTTTAGGAAGAATTCTCTGTTAGCTAAAATTCTATCTTCAAAGGCTTCTACTAAATCCTCAGTAGTAAGCCCAAGGTCCTCTAGAAAGCTTTCTTCAGGCCACTGTTGGATGATTTTTTCTTTTAGTTCTTCAAGTGTCAGTTCCATGTTCAAACTCAATCAAAAGGTCAATAAAATGTTTAGCTTTCTTTAGATCTTCTATTCCATTCTTCTTTCGCCATCGGCATAAATACTTAATTGCTGTGGCTTCTAAGTAAGGGATTTTATTTACATAACAAAAATAAGCAGGTTGGATTACTAAATCTTTATAATGGTCTCCACCTATCTGTGTTTCTGATGGTTTTGGAGATCCACTTGTAAATGGAGTATCTCTCCATAACCTAAGCTCACTTTCTATAACTTCTGAAGCAGTCTTATCTAAACATCTGTATCCCATTACTTTGTCCTTCCATATTTAGCTTTAAGATAGTTAAGACTAATAGGCATTTCATCAAAGCTACCTTCATTAACTTCATGAAGAACCCAGATACCTCTCCAATAATCATTACCTTGAGACCCTAGGTAGTCTTCATCATGGAGATAGCAACTACCTACAAAGAGCCCTGTCATTTGTTTACCATCTGCTCGTTGAGCATAAGCAATTTGTCTATGCTGTACATGACCCATTACAGAACTCATATGCTTTTTATTGAGTAATGCAGTAGCAGTAGTAACTGGTCTACCCATAACTCCAGTAGTAAAATAGTGGCTATAAGCAACACCATCAATGACCACCACTTCAAGGTACGGATAAACTTCCCAACCATTTTCTCTATATCCTAAGTCATCTATTGAAATTAAACCATCAAGCTTTCTATCTAGATTAATTGCTCTATCTATTCTATCCTCATGATTGCCTAATGTCAAGACAAATTTAGGATACCATCGTTTATCTTTATTTTTAACTAACCTGTCTTGCTCTTCTTTAATAGGCTTCATTAAAAGGGTCATAGCTTCTTTGGTAGCTTCAACATCTGCCTTATAAGTTCTACCTTCGAAAGCTTTTTTACCAACATCATAGCTAGAGAGGCTAGGCATATCTGCAAAGTCACCAATACATACGATAACGTCTGGTTTCTTTTCTGCTGCATACTTCCCAATCCATTCTAAATACGATGTATCTACTCCGGGTTTAACTTGACAATCTGGAATTATCAAATGTTTACTCATCAGGTTCTCCAAATATAATAGGAAGGTGTTCTGCTAATTGCTTTTTAATTTGTTTAGCTATTTCAATATGTTCTTTCTGAGTGCCATTTCCTGTACGAACATCACAATAGTGTAACCAACTACGGATAGTACCAGACATATATAACCTACTAGGTGTTAACCCTTCTGGAAGGAGTACTCTAGCTTGTTCTTTAGCAACTCCGGCTTCTAGTGCTTGATTATAAAGATGCTGAGCAACTTGATTATGTGTATCTTGAATAGCAAGCCACCAAGCTTGTAGAGATTCATCTTGACTTTCAATAGAATTTTGTCGATTATTTGTATCTTGTAAACGACATTCTCGAAACTCTGTTTTAGGTAGCTGAGTAACATCTGCATATCTTTGAGAGAACTCTTGAAAGCTGAAGCTACGATGCCTAAGAATCTGTCTACTAATATCTCTAGGAGCTTCAATCTCAAAACAGGCACTAGCCATTTCAAATACTGACCAGTGCCCATGTTTTTTACAATATGATAGAAGACCTCTGTAGTCAGGATTCTCTTGATTTGTAGGGTTAGATACCCTAGCACAATAAGCAATATGTTTTTCTGCATCAGGAGTAATCCATACTAATTTGGTATTCAATTAACTGTACCTCCTTGAGCTTTATGAATCTCTAATTCTTGTTCTACTTGATCTGATTGAATCTTGATAATTCCTTCAAAGACTAAGCTTTTAATAGCATAGTCCATCAAGAAAGCTGCTTCGTCTCCATCTACATGGAAGTCAAAGTCAAGAGAACCATCATCGTTTTGCACACAATTTTGAATAAGCATTTAACCAATCCTTTCTAAAGTCTAACCATTCAAATCCATTTTCTTCTGCCCACATAGAGTAGGTTGTTTTACTTTTTTTTGTTATTTTGTTATCAGGATTTTGAAACAGAAATATAATTCGGATATCAGGATTGTGCTCTTTAAACCAAACCATCTTCTTTCTTGTTTCTAAATCAAGTTTCCCTTTAGCTTCTAAATAAATTTTACGTCTACCTGTTCTAAAGTCAGGGGTATACGTTCTTTCAATTGAAGGTTGAGTATACTTAAACTTTTCAGGTTCATATTTAGTTTGAGGAAACTTATCTTTAAGCTGCTGCCATACTTTTTCTTCTAGTTTACTTTTAAATACTGGCATTGAGTTCATTAAACCTATCTTTATAATGTTGATTGTAGCCTCTAAGAATCCAGAGACACCCTGCGTTCATTAGAAACTCTTCATCATTATGGTACAGATCTTTAACTACTTTGAACATTTCTAATTCTGTAGAGCAATCTTTAAGCTCTTTTTCTGCTCTAACTTTACCCATTTTAGGGATCCCTTTTATGTTATCAGTGGGATCTCCTTTAATACATTGCTCATAGAATAGGCGTAGTCCTCCGAGCTCTGTTTGAAAGGTAAAGCTATCAGGTTTAACATAAGCAGGAGTACGAATTTCCCATTGAAAATGATTGCCGGGAATCTGAAGTAGATCTTTATCTAAAGAACAAATAATAGATTCTTCTGTTTGGTGAATGCCTAGAAGATCATCTGCTTCTAACTCATACTCTGCTTCTGCACCAAGTTCCTTTACTGCGTAATATCTAGCTGCTTCTAAATGAATAGGCTTTGGTTGTGTTCTATTAGCTTTGTATTCAGGATAAATTTTCTTTCTAAAATTATCTTCTCCTGAAAGAAATGCTCTATACTCAGTTGCCTTAGTCTTTTCAAGAATAGTATCAAGCAGATCATTCATTCGATAAAATACAATATCAATTGGGTCGTGTTTGGCTGACGCCGCACAGCGATAGCAAACCAAATCCATATCAATTAGAGCAATCATACACCTACCCTTGGTTTAAATAGTTCTTTCTTGTAGACACCTACAACACCTTCATTAATAAACCAGATTTGAACTATAGCATCATCAGCATTCCAGCATCCAAAATGGTTAGGATTACCGGGATCTGTAGCATACCCATAGTATTCAAAGCCGTAGTCATTTTTAATAGGACAATCTTCAAGAGTAAGAACAATTTCTCCTACTTCTGTAGGCATTACCATTTCTTTAACAGGTTCTGCAGCTTTAGCATAATTAGTTGCTGCTACTGCAAGTAGCCCTAAAAAGGCTCCTACTATTAGAGGTATTACTACATTTTTAATCATTTAATTCTCCTTTAATGTGGCTTCTTCGACTGGAAGTTTGTACCTCGTCTTAAGGTGACTAATACCATTGTTGCATACAAACCCATTTCCCAATCCTTAAGGACTTCAGCCATTGCCCTAAGCGCGCCCGCACTTTTATGGAGCGACCTATCGGACTCGAACCGATAACTTCTACTTGGAAGGCAGAGGTTTTACCAATTAAACTAAGGCAGCTTTATTTTTAGTAAGGGATATCACTTTCAAAGTCATCTAAAGAACTTGATGGAACTTCTGGAGCAAATACATACCCTTCATACAATTTAGCAAGAGCAATTACATCGTCAGCAATAGGAGCGGACTTAGCACCAGCAGTAAGTGTTGCAACAGCTGAACTAAGTGAGGACTGTCGTACAATAAGAACTTGACGCGCTGCACGCTCTTCTTTAGTTTCATAATTACTACCAGTAACACGAGTTGTTGGTGTAGTTGCAGTTTGTGTAGCCACTTGTTGTTCTCCATTACCAATTGCCGTCCATTGCCAATACCCCGCATCATCTTTTTGAGTTACTACATCTACAGTATCACCTCTAGAAAGCCCAGAGATATGCTTAAAGACACTAGGATTACTAAAAGACATTAACTTTTTAGAGGACACTTTACCATCAGTTCCTTTGTAAGCTACTTCAATAGATTGATAGCTTCGACCATTCTTTGCTGCATGTGTGTTAGGAGTACCTACATCAATAATCTGGATTTGCATAAATAACTTTTCCTTTTCTCTCAGTTATATAAATATTATACATCTAATTTAAATTTATGTCAACACTATTTTTTCCATATTCCCCCAATCTTTTCCTACTTCGCATTCTACTCGCATAGGTAAATTAAAATCAACACCAAAAAGCCTTTTAAAATTAAGTGGAACATCATTAAAACATTTGTCTACTAGTTTAACAAGTTCTACTGGATCATATTTGTGATGGTTAAAATCAATAATAATACTATCATGAACTGTATTTACTAGAAGAACCTCTTCCATATGTTTAATTCTATTCCTAAGAGACACTCTAGCAATTGCCATTAAGTCTGCACCTAAGCCTTGTACAGGATAATTAAGAATCTTTGTTCTAGGCCACCTTGCTGTACCATATGTAAGGTCTGGCTCATACTTATAAATTCTACCTGTAGGCATTACTAACTGTCTATTACGTTTCACTTCTTCTACAATATTTTTATGCCACTTTGCTAGTCCTTGATACTTATTGTAGGATTGGTCAATAACTCCTTGCCAGAAGCTCTCTCCTCCAATGTCTTTAAAGTTTGGATCGTTTGCATAAGAATAGGCACTACCTCCGTATATGAGACGGAAGATGAAAGTTTTAGCGATAAGTCTGGCTGGCAAGCCGAATCGTTGTTGATTATCTGCATGTTGATCCACATTATTCCAAATTTCCTCTATTGCTGTTTGATCTTGTGATAGATAGGTAGCTCCGATCCACTCAAGTTGACGTGCATCTGCTTGAAGTAACATTAGTAGCAGTCCGTTTGATTATAAATATAATCTGTTGCTTCATAGGCATCAAGCAAATCTAGAGTAGAACAGTTGCTTGATTTCTCCATCAAAGTTTTGGAGATTTGGTCTGCTACTTGAGAGGCGGCCTGTTCTGGTGACACATTGATTAAGTTGTCCATATATTTTTCCTTCTTTCCATTTAAGTGTTTCTCGAAGATTAACAAGTCCTCGATAGTATGTTGATACTCGTTTTTCTAACTCTGCTCGTTTCAAAAGTAATTGAATAATTTCTTTAACAACTTTATTTCCTTTCAAAGATTTTAAAGTTTGTTCATCAGTTGAATACAAGCCTTCTTTAGCAAGCTCACTTCCTTTAAGCGGTCTTACTAATCTTTCAAATTTAATTTCATCATCAACCCATCTCTCTTTAATTTGGCCTTTTCTATCACCAGACTTAAAAATACCGCAAGGCTCTCTACGGCGTAGCTTAATGCTCCCACCGTAAAGGAAAGCAGAAAGATGATCAACGCTGTTAGGGTTAAAGTCACTATAACTATGGTATCTAAACAGTAAACTATCAATTTTAATAATTTCTTTTTCCAATTCATCTGCTAACTCCTTACTTTTAGTTTCATTATAAAGTAAACCATTATATTCCATTTCTTCTAAGACAAGTAAGTCTTGATTATGTAAACTTACTAGTCGTTGTAGAAGTTTATTACGACTAACTTCTTCTACTTGTCTTTCATAGATTTCTTTAGTTAATTTAAGATCCTGTTTAAGATAATCTTCAAGAAGTTCTTTTGGAATATCTGGAGTATCAATTCCATTAGCCCAATATTCTTTAGCTATCTCATCAAGTTTTGATTCAAGTCCATAATATTCTGCTACTTGATTAAGGCTTGGATATGTATGAGTTTGGTTAGTAAGAATAAAATGTACTAATTGACAATCCCAAATACGATTATTACTAAATTCTATTCCATATTTACGAAGCCAGTGTAAATCAAATTTAATATTAAAACCTACTAATACTTTAGAATAATCTATAAGCTCTTGTATGTAAGTAAGGTGGTGTACATATGGTGCAGAGTCATATTCAATAGGAAAAACACTATCTCCTATTCCTACATAACAAAGTTTATTACTTTCATCAAATGGATTTCCTTTGTTTGAAATAGTGGTTTCAACATCTAGTACAAGACTAGGGGAAACTTCTATATAATTAGAGGTCTTCATAACGTGCTACCTCCGGTCTAATTAGTACTTGGGCAGAACCATGCCGTAAGTCAGGAAGAGTATCAGGATCACCAAGTAGTTTATTTTTACAGATACTGAAGTATCTACTACGACTTGTGTTATCTGATTCTTTACCAATGCCTAGAATCCAATCAGCTTCCCCTTGTTTAGCAGTTTTAGACCCATCTACTTGATCCATAGTTAACCAAAGTTTATTTTCAGCATCACCATTAGCTTGTGATACAGCAATGACTGGTGCATATTCTTTAGCTATTTCTCGAGCCCATTGATAGATAGCCTTAAGTTCTAGATCATTACGTTCTCCTTTAAATCCTTTAATTTTATCAATTTGATCAAAGATAATTAGAGCTGGATTTACTTGTTTAAGTACAGCTTCAATCTTTGATACCCTAGAAGAATCTTCAAAATCATAGATCTTAATTCTATTACCCGTTTTGGCATCATATTTTCTTTGGTTATTCTCTAAGTCAGACCAAAGAGATTCAGTAGTTAATCCTAGAGTTGCTTGAAAGCAACGAATACCTACTTTATTTCCTTGTTCTTCATTGTTAAACCAAATAATATCTCCTTCAGTTTGAGTTACCATATGAGTAACTTCGCTAGCTAAGAAGGTAGTCTTACCTGTCTCAGGTCTAGCAAAGATAAACCCAAAGTCACCTTTACGAAGAGATCCTAGAGATTTATTTAAAAAGTTAAGACGCCAACGTAGTCCCGGTGTAGCTACTTGAGATTCATGTAGCTGTTTTAGATCCATTATTACAGGCGTTGCCTGTTCAATATCAACTTCTTGATGCTCAAATTTAGAAAACAAATCAAGAAGATCAGAGACAGGGCTCTTTCCTTCTTCAACGTCAAGCGCCAACTGAGCAACAGAACCAGCAAGGCTGCGCCTTCTATGCTCTTCGAGCAAAGAAATCACAATATCTTTATTAGGAATCTCTAAATCATAGATATCTTTAAGAAGATCTTGTAATTCTTTTCTTTCAGAATCTTTTAAAACATAATTACTACAATAAAATATTTCTAATTCATTAATAGTAATATTATTATTATCTTTATATT